TACGCACGCTTCCACTGTACCAAGCAACATAAGTGATGGTATTTTGCGCGAACCAATAATGCGTATGCCAGCAGTTGTCGCCCAAGAGTGGGAGATCCAAGTCGAGGGTACTGACATTAATGAGTTCTGTTTAGCGCAGAGCATGGACGAGGTGCGTGGTACATGACAAACCCCACCCAAGTTCCAGGCATACCAAGACCGCCTTCAACGGTAGATGCAGAAACGCGCGCCTATCTTACTGCTTTAGCAGAAGCCGTTGAGATACGCCTTGGCCGTCGAGGTGATCCTCTTGATCGAGCCATTACCTTACGAGAGCTTGTTGCTGGGGGCCTTGCAGTCAATCTCCAAGGAGACTATTTCAACGAGCTTCGTACAGGTTCAGGCAACACTATTGGCCCTGCGCCTACTCCAGCGATACAAAACCTTAGCCCTCCTGCGATTATTACTAGTCTTGCGGCATCGGGCGCGTATTCTGTTATTAATCTGAGTTGGGCCCCTATTGCTTCTGGCACTGGAGTGCTTACAGAGGTGTGGTCTCACACTAGTGATGTGCTTGGTGACGCCGTGCTGACTGCGGTTGTTAGTGGGTTCACATACACCGACCCAGTTGGAAGTGCGCAGACTCGTTACTATTGGGCCCGAGCTGTTTCTCAAGCTGACATATTTGGCCCGTTCAATGCCAGCGCGGGGACAGCAGCTACAACGGCTGCGGACGTTGACTTTCAGTTAGGCGTTTTGGCTAACGCAATTACTAGCAGCGAGTTAGCTACGTCGTTAGCGACTCCGATTGGTAACTTGCCAGCCAATACAGCTAACAGTATTTCAACGTTAGAAACTGAACAAAACGCCCAAGGCGTAACAATTACAGCTCAGGCTGGTACCATTTCAACATTAGGAACTGAACAAAACGCCCAAGGCGTAACAATTGGAGCTCAGGCTAGTACCATTTCAACGTTAGAAACTGAACAAAACGCCCAAGGCGTAACAATTGCAGCTCAGGCTGGTACCATTTCAACGTTAAATTCGACGGTAGGAGCTAACTCCACGTCGATTTCGACACAAGCCACAACCGTTAATGGTTTAAAAGCCCAGTACTCAGTAAAAATAGATAACAACGGACACATTTCGGGCTTTGGTCTAAGCAGCACGACTACGACCGCAGGGCCAACGTCTGCATTTATTGTTCGTGCTGATAGGTTCGCGGTTATTGATCCTGCTTCTACAGCTGATGGGCTAGGCACAACGACTCCAACAGCGGACAACGTACCGTTCTTCATTGACAGCGGTACGACTTACATCAAAGCGGCCGCGATAAAAGACGCGTCAATTACGTCAGCAAAGGTTGGTTCATTAAATGCTAATCAGATCTCTACGGGCACACTGAGTGCCGACAGACTTGGTGCAGGCAGCATTGGGGTAAATAAGCTAAACCTTGTTGGTACAGGAGCACAAATTAATTTGAAGAGCGCTGCTTCGGGTGCGCGAATGGTACTTCAAGAAGACAAAATTGAAGTTTTCGACTCGTCTAACACGTTGCGCGTGAAGCTGGGGAACCTCTAATGCCTTCAGGGGTACGAGTTTGGTCGTCTTCAGGCGCACTTCGCCTTGACCCAGGCGACAAGCAGGTTATGCACTATGCATATTATTCTGGGACGTTGACTGGTGGAGGCTCTTCCACAACTACAGTGACAATCGGTGGAGGGTACGACATTACTTCTGGCGACTGGGGTATCGACATAACGCCCGTGGATTACTATTTAGAAGCTGTATCTACTTCTAATACCGTCACTTTAACAAACAAGAATCCTTCGACAGCGGGATACAGCTCTATTTTTTGGCGCATTAACGTATTTAAGTTGAATCAATAATGGCTTTTGGATTTCGTGCATACAACAGCTCTGGATTTACACAAATAGATGAGACCACTCAGGGCTATCAGGTGCTTGCGACAGGCACGGTTGCAGCGACCGATGCTTATACCCAGGGTTATGTAACTATCCCAAGTAGCTACCCCGACGATATTTTGGTGGTGGCTAGGCCGAGTAACCCAAACACGAACTTGCAGTACCGATTATTCGCTAGGTACTCCGACATAACGCTTTCTAACGGTTCGCGGCAACGGCGTTGTTACATGAATTTTGCATATGGAAGCGTTGTTCTTGCTACGCAAGCCGCTGACTACGCAATTATCCAACGCTGCAGCTTGTTTGATGACACACAGATTAGCGGGCAAACCCCCCCTAACTACGGTTTTAATGTGTATCGGTCAGATGGAACGCTGAGTTTCACCACAGAAAAACCAACTTATCGTGTGCGCGCGGCGCGACATCATGAGGTAACGGCAACTAGTTTTGGTGCTGCTACTTGGTTTACAGCGTCCAGCGTAGATGACCTTAAAAACATATATGCGTTAGCAATGAGTTACGGCGGTTTGTACAGAAGGGTGTATGGCCCCGCTGCGGACAGGCAGTACCAGGCTAAGTCGCGGCTAGGTGCTTGGAATTTTAACGCTACTCCTCCAACTTTTAGTACAGCTATTCAGAGTGTGGGCGGTGAGACGATTTCTCAGACTACGTACACCCGAGTTTGGAAAGGGCACAGGACAGAAATGGTAGGTTATGTCGTATGATTAAATTTGCTTTTGTGAATGAACATGGCGAAGTCGTAGCAACAGTACACCCTTCAGAAGACGGCGCGTTTACCGATGGTGAGCAGGTTGGCGACGATACTGTGCGCAGTTTTGACTACGCCGAAAGCGATGCGGATGTTTGTGAAAACTGGTACTGGCGAGACGGTTGGCAAAAAAATAAACCTGCGCGCCCATCAGAATATCATTACTGGGCAAACTACCAGTGGAATTTAGACGAAGTTAATTTAGCTGCTGAAGTTCGGGAGACTCGTAACAGGAAACTGTACAGATCTGACTGGACGCAAGCGGCTGATAGCCCGTTGTCCGATGCTGCGAAAGCAGAGTGGGTAACTTACAGGCAAGCACTGCGAGACGTTCCCGCAAACTACACAACAATCAATTCCCTAGATGAGGTGTCATGGCCGACTGAACCAGGAGGCTAATATGGACCCGATAACCGCAATCACAACAGCGACAGCTGCATTCAATACCGTCAAAAAGATGGTCCAAATGGGGCGAGACGTGGAAGACACGCTCGGTCAGATTGGTAAATGGTACGGAGCTATCTCTGACCTAAACGAAGCCGAACGCATCGCTAAAAACCCGCCGCTATTCAAAAAGATAGTTGCTGGAAAGAGCGTCGAACAAGAAGCGATGGACGTGTACGCGGCTAAGAAGCGCGCGCAGCAGCAAGAGAAAGAGCTGCGAGAACTGCTCATGTACTCGTACGGCCCACAGGGCTACCAAGAAATGGTCGACCTACGACGTCGAATTAAAGATCAGCGCGAGAAGACTATCTACGCCCAGGCACGGAGACGGAAGAACGCTTTTTGGATGACCTTGCAAAGCAGCTTAGTCCTGCTTTTGAGCGGGACCCTGTATCAAATATTTATGGTGCTTTACACAAACATTCAAGCAGTAAACAACGCGTAGGAGATAACCATGCATAAAGGTAAAGGCAAGCAGTGTGTTTTGAATCAGTCAGACAAGTCTAAAAAGAAGAAGGCTAAGAAGAAGGTGAAAAAGAACTATGGGTACTAAGCGCGACTACAAGAAAGAGTACAGCGAGTATCACAGTAAGGCTGACCAGAAGAAGAACCGCGCGGGCCGTAACAAGGCCCGCCGAACTGCGCTCGCTTCAGGTAAAGTGAAGAAAGGTGACAAGAGAGACGTTCACCACAAGGACGGTAACCCACGCAATAACAAGTCTAGTAATGTGAAGGTGGTGAGCCGTAAGAAGAATCGCGGGGCGTATCGCTTCGCGTAGCCATATCATATAAGGTATGGAATGCATTAAAAGTAAGCATTATCAATCATCTACGATAGTATTTATAATTGCGCCTCAACCAACCAGAGGCCCATATGATTCTTTACGTAATAGCGTTCACTCTCGTAGCACTAGGTGCTATAGCCAAGCAGGATTTGTAGTGTGCCACTTGGCACACTGAAAAATAATATAAAATGAAATATGTAGTAGTATCAATAAGTTATGCGAATCAGTAGTTGTATTACAGATAGACATAAATATAGCTAAAAGCATTGATACAGAAGGGTTTAGAGGTGCTACAGGGTTCGAATCCCTCTCTCTCCGCCATCATTTCAGCCCTTGTCACAGCTACGTTTCCGTGTGAGCATACACTGACTGGCACACGGATGGCACACTGATGGCAACGATAACAAAGCGCGGGAAGAAGTGGAAAGCTCAGATCCGCATCAAGGGTTACGCACAACAAACACAAAGTTTTTTCACTAAGGCAGCAGCCGATTCATGGGTTCTAAAAATAGAATCTAAGATGGACAATCATTCGTGGGTAGATGTCAGCGGTACGCGGTCCACGCACATTGATTACTTGGTCGACAAGCTCGTAGCTGGAAATGCTGCGTTTAGTATCGCCACTCCTGGCCCGAAGATGGGACAGCTAAACCAAATCAAAAGATATTTTAGCGGTGTGTCGATACACGATATGACTTTTGAAATGGTGATGGACTTTGCAGCTTTACGCTACAAAACGATCTCTGCTTCAACCCTTCAAAAACAAATGTACTACCTACATCAGGTCGTGGTCGCGAGTCGGATTACAACTCGAGAGAATGTTGTAACTCAGGCTATCGAAGAGCTAAAAAGAAAGAAGGTAATCAAAGGCAGCGTGTGGCGCACACGTCGGCCAACCCCGTCTGAATTAGATTCGTTGAAGTTTGAGTGTGGGATCTATGAAGGTAGTAATGAAAAACCTAACTGGCTTTGGTATGCGATCGACATAGCCGTTCACTCGGGCCTACGCCAAGGCGAAATTCATGAGTTAAATTGGTCCAACGTGTGTTGGGAAAAGGATCTTGTTCGCGTTAATCGAAAAGATAAAGACTCAGAAACAGGCAAGTCTTGGAAGGAAGTACCGCTTGTAGAGGGCGTGAGAGAGGCGTTTCTGCGCGCACAGAATGATCTTGGGCAAGGTGATTACCCTTTCACAGTAAAGACTACTGCGTCGATTTCTGACAAGTTTGCCAAGATGACTAAGAAGCTGGGGATTGACGACCTGCGCTTTCATGACTTGCGGCACGAAGCTATTAGTCGGATGTTTGAGAGGGGTATGCGAATTGAACAAGTGCAAGTTGTCAGTGGACACAGTTCACTTGAACAATTAACGCGTTATATTAACTTGAAGGCTGAAGACTTAACTGGGATGTAAAATACTTCGCAACTTCTTGAGTTGGGAAAAGATACTTCTTGCCGCGACGCACATGGGGTACGTCTAGTTGACCACGATATATTTGTTGATACATCGACTGCTTCTTGATCCTTAAGAGATCGGCTAGTTCTTCCAAGTCCATGAACGGGCCGTACTTCTCTAATAAGAGCTGTTTCACTGAATGCTGCCTCCTGCAACTGATATGTGTGGAGCTAATATTAGCCTAGGTACTGATAAAGTCAATCTGTAATACTGTTGTTTACCTCTGTTTCAAGTACAGCGAACTTTTTGTGTATGTCAGATACTGGCGGTAAGTCTTCTTTGCTATAAATGCGAGCTTCTTTTTGACCTTTAATTTGGACCATAAAAAGATAAGCGGTGGGATGGTCTTCCGGACGGCACACATGAGTGAACCACGTAGCTTTCTTGTTCAATTTATATGCGAGCTTCTTTTTGACCTTTAAATTGGTTGGGGAAGCAAACACATTAGCGCCTGTTTTCACCCAAAAAGAAGACGGGGGGTGATTGTCGTAGACTTTTTGATTGATTTGTTTTGACAGATTGGAGGCGTCATATTTGATTATTCGAGTTCTAGTGTTAGGTAAAAACTCTAGAACGTTTGGGTCGATCTCAACAGGGTCAACACCCAAAAAATTAGCGAACTTGATAATTGCCGCAGGGCCAAGTTCAGTAATAGCGTTAAGATAATGAGATACAGCGCTTTGTGTCCAGCCAAGTTTTGCCGCAGCTTCAACTTGCGTAAAGTTCATCTCAGCTTTCTTCTGGTCCCAGATAGCGCGTAAATTATTCACGGCTCGGGGCAACTCGTGGGCTTTTTTCATTTGCTCTTCCTGAGTGTGTTTGGTTGTAGATCCACTCAGCTACCTGCTTCCGTGGAATACTCTGTTCTACATACCTAGATTTTGATATATTAGCTGGGAAGTCGTCAACTATTATTAGCGCAGTATCCTCAATTCCTAATATTAGGGCTACTGATGTACTGGCTTTCATTCGCTCGAGCCACGCACATTGGAGCGCGGACAACGAATGACGGATCACGGTTGTGTCTTTCTTGGGGAGGGACTTGACGTACTTATACTCAACGAAGAGCGTGCCTGCTGGACCCGCATACATGGCGTCGGGCACACCTGACGTGTATGTGTCGTGGATTTTCCACTTGTATACGTCTGGGTGTAGCGCGTTATGTATGGATCTTACAAAACTGTGTTCGTTCATAAAGTAAGTAGCCCGTTTCGGTCAACGGTGAGCTAATCCGTTAAATCAGGACGCGATCCCGCGCCCTTGACCTGGAGGAATGGTTATTTACCGTGCTGTTCGTAAAGACCTTCAGCAAATCGGTAGTCTTCTTCTTTAGTCCAGCCTGCGAACGAGACATCTAGGTTCAACCATGACCCCTTATCGTTGCTAGCCGGTACAGCCTGCATAGTCCACAAGCCAGCGAAACGATCGCCGCCTTTCATACCAATCTGGCTGTTCCAAGTCTTAGAGACTCTGAGCTTGGTGTTGGCAAAGTCCATGATTACTGGACCTTCTAGCTCGCCAGTTTCAGCGTCTTTAAGCACCAACATGTGTCGGTGTGTTGGAGACACTGTATAGTCGTCAGGTCTGCCTGTTGCCTCAATAGCTTCTTGGGCTGCAATTGCAGATCCGTAACTACCGAGTAAACCACCGCCTGCGTCACGATTTTTCCAGACAGTGTATTCACTGCTGAAAGTGATGCTGATGATGTGGAGAGTGTCCGAATAGACTTGATCAGTAAGTGTGTTGTAGAACAAACCTACCTCTGCCCCTTTCACAAACTTGGCGTGGTTTTTGTCTACTTCGTCGTGCATTTTTTGCAGTAATTTCAAACGAGGTATCTGTACTTCTGCTCCTACGTTTTCGTTACCACGACCAGCGCCCATTGAGGCTGCTACGTGTGCTGGTACGTTGTCTTCTTTTATTGCTAACGCTGTGCTACCCATATCGATTGTTCCTTGTTAAATGTCATTTGTTAATGGTTAAGTTTTACAGTTACAGTTTTCGAAAGTTGACGCGCCTTACAGAGCGAGGCGACATGCCAGGGATGGTTTCTCCCATTTTGAGCAACTCTTTGTAAGCAGTGGAGCTAACGCGTCGTTGAAGCAAACTAAAATCCTGAGTGGATGTGACATGCTCGTAGAGAGCATCCCAGTCATCTACGTTTGGCATAGTGTCTTCATTGATTGACACAGAAGCATTTTCATTTGCTGTTCTTGAAACTCCTTCTGCGTCCATCTTCTTGAGCAGGAGAACGTCTAGGTAATCTTGTTCTCCACGCAATTCTTTTAGCTGTTTATTCAGCTGATCCATTTGGCCTTTGATCTCGGCACGATGGTTGATTAGTTCAGTGATGCTTTGGTTTTCTAGGCTTGACGCCGGTAGTTCTGCTACTACGGTCATGATGCGATCCTCCGGTTGGTGTGTAAGTCTTTGAGTACAGATAGAAGGTTCTCCATCTTCCCAGTTTTGGTTTCTAGCTTTTGATACACATCGGTTTCCCATGTGTCTTTGGCTGCAATTTGGATGACCTCTGTTTTTTCTGTTTGACCAGCGCGGTATATACGTCGGTTGAATTGGACGTAGTGCTCGGCGTTGTAAGTTGGTGATGCCCAGATAACAGTTTTTGCTTTGGTCATGGTTAGGCCGTGTCCTGCTGATTGGGGGTGACAAAACACCACCTGCAGCTGGCCTGCTTGCAATCGGTCGACGATTTCTTTTCGTTTGGACGCTGCTACAGATCCATCGATTACTCCGTACGCAATGCCCATTTTTTCAGCAAGCATCGTTAATTGCTCACGTTCGTGCTTCCAGTTGAAGGCGACAAGCGATTGAGAACGCTCAGCAACAAGCTGCATTACTAACTCGTAGCGCTCCGCATGTATGCCTTGCGCTGTACCATGTTCGTCGTATATTGAACCAGTGCAGAGTTGCAGTAGTTTCTTTACTTTAGCGCCAGCATGCACTGCGTTGATTGTCGTTTGTCCGGTGTAAAGGACATTGTCCTCGGCTAGTTGTTCGTACTGCTGCTGTATTTTCTTAGGCAGCGTTACGTACGTGGTGTGTACACTTTGCGCTGGCATGTCGATACAATCAGTTAATTCGTACCTGATGTTGATGTCGCTCAGTGCAGCGCCAACAATCTCTTGTGCATCTTCTTTGTCATGCCATTCGTTAGCGAAGCCGTTAAAGCTAGATGTACATACACTGCTACGAAACGAGTAGAAGCGATGGCCTAGACGTTCACCATCGTCAACGATCAGTGTTGGGTGCCATATGTCCGTTATTGTGTTGCTGTTGGGGGTGCCAGACATGGCGATACGGTTTGTAAATGCCTCTGCAATCTTTCGGCACGCTTTGCTGCGCTGGCTGTCTTTGTTTTTAAACGCAGTGAACTCGTCGATAACTAATGTGTCGAAGCCACACAAGACGTGGTAGTTCTTAGCAATCCACTTAACTGCGTCGTGATTAGTAATGACAACATCTTCTGTACCGAGGAATGCTTTCTCACGGTTCTTGGAGTACGCGCAAACGTACGTAATGTCGGGAGTGAACTTTTCGATGTCATCACCCCATGAACTTTCGAGGATCGACAAGGGTGCTAAGACAAGTGTCCGTGTTTTACTGTCTTTTATTGCGTCAAGCACAGAGCGAGTTTTGCCTGTACCAGGGTCAGATGTAATAAGACAGCGTGGGTTACTGTTAATGAAGTCAGTCGTGACTTTTTGATGCTCGAATGGTTCGTACATAGGTCATCACTCATTGATGGTTAATAATATTAGCACAGCTAATATTTAGGATCAAACACGGATTCGGCTACCACAACTAGTACAGTTGTTTGGCCACTCGCCGATACGGTATCTAGGTTCGCAGCGGCACCAACCGTCGCTTTTGCTTGCTTCAACGTTGTATTTGCCGCAGGTTTTAAGCTTGTTGGGTTTAGTTTTAAGATAATTCTTGTCATACGTTGTTAGGATCATTTATTAGCTCAACTAATATTAATGTTCGTAGAAGATTACAGGTTGATCACTGCTCCAGCAATACCCGCACGTCGCACAACTGTCGGTAAATTTGCTTTGCTCGGGGCAAACAATCCCTGGTCGCGCTAATGCTTCAGCAGTTGTTTGCACTACTGATGCATTGAACGACGTTGAGTCATCATCGCTGAACCGGACACGGAACCTATCGGTGTGGATTCGGTTTACGTTGTTGATCATGTTACCCAACTGAGAATCTGCTGTGTGGTGCGTGTAACCAAATACTCGTAGATTCTCAAACTGATGTAGCCACAACTGCCATTGGACGATGTACTTGCCGTCGTAGAAGTCGCCCAGGACATGCAGTCGTACGACGAAACCATCGGGATGCTTGTCGTTAAGCTCTGCGAGCTGCATCTCTAAATACCCAATGAAGTTATGGTCGTTGTGATCAAAGCGATGAGCGAACGGCATGTTGTCACCGTAGCAGTTGTCCCATTGTTCACAGTCAGAGGGACATGTAGCTCGCTCTTCTAGTGACAGCGAGTACATAGTCATGCCTTTCCACATCTTGACAGTAACTTTATCGCCTAGCTTTTTGTTTTGTTTGCCTCGCTTTAACATGTTGAGACTTGGCGGCTTGACGCCTTTGAGGTATCTCGTCTGCGGCGGGCGCAGATTTTTTACTGGGATTAGGTTCACGGCTGAGGATGTCATCGAGGATCTCCTGTCTGTATTCAGCGGCTGTTGTGCGATCGCACTTCGTCATGATCTTGATCTCGGACTTCTTCAAACGGTGTGTACTCCACACTGTTGCTTCTTGTGGATCGGTTACGAGCTTGTATTCGACTGCGCTCCCATCGCGTTTGTAGTACATTTGCATCGTCAAACATCTCCTTTATATGTCCAGTAAGTAGCTCTTTATAAGTCATCTTTTGTCTCCAACTGATGCACTTTGTCAGCAAGATCCAGTGCTTTGTTGATCGCGGTTAGTGCTTCGATCTCACGGCCCGAGGCCAACATGGTGTGCATGAACTCGATCTGGAATCGGATACGTTGACCGTAGGTTCGCGATTCATGGCTAGCACTTATCTCTTTCATCTTGAATGTCCTCGTCGATTGGGGTTGGTTCGTCTGTTTTTTCTTCTGATATTTTCCGAAGAAACGTGAATATCTCGAAAAACAAAACAGCGTTTAGTAGTAGTCGGAGCATTATATGGTCCTTAAAAATGTTGGTTAGATACTTTTTTATGCGCGAAAAAAAGCCCTGACACATACAGTCTTCAGGGCAAAAGGCTTACACGGGGAGGAGTAAGTTGGTTAGTCGACGCCCCAGTGGCACTCGGGGTGGTCGCCTTTACGGTATGAACACCACCTACAACTGTCTTTGCTAGGTGTCGGATCAAATTCTGTAGCTGTAGTCATTATGACTGCTCGCTTGTGCCAGCCTGGAGCGAACTGCATAGCTTGCTCTCTGCTGTATTGCTTCTTGGTAGTCTCACCTTTATCGAGATACCAGAACTCAACTTGTACAAACTCGAGTTGTGGGAATCGAAAGAATGTACCAATGGCGTATAGCAAACCTTGTTGGCTGTGTGCTATTTCGTTGCCCCACTTTTTGCCTGTCTTGTAGTCGATGACTCGTGCTGATTGTTCGTCTTCATGTACAAGTGCATCTAGTTTGATGCGAGCCCATGTAGCAGCTTCCATCCATCCGACTGGTTGCCAGTCAAGATCAAAGCCCCATTCACCTTCTAGCTCAACTTTTGCATCGATAAAGCCAGCGCGCAGCTCTTCGAATTCGTTTTTAAACTTTTTGCATGAGTCGGGGAACTCGCCAAGCTTACCGTTGACGTAGTCTTCTGCTTCTTCGTGAATCATAGTGCCGCGTTCTGCTGCGGCACCTGAAGGCTCTCGTATTTTCTTTACTTTCTGAATGTACGATCGGTAGGGGCAATCTTCGTATACTTTTAATGCGGAGTAAGACCAAGCCCTGAGCGGACCTAGTTCTTTTGGCTTTTCCATTGGCTTGTTGCCATCTGGTCTCGCATCCTGAGTAAGCTGAACCATTTGAATCCTTCTATTTTGTTCTATATTATTAGTTTAACTAATATTTATACCGTAAGCAACTTACGGTCTTGTTCCGTGAAATATGATTCTTGCAATCGCTTGAGTTCTAAGTCGTTTGACTGCCATGTAGTAACAACTCCGCGTATCTGATTGGTTTCTTTACCCGAACCAAAGGGGCGTTTGCGTTCTGTCTCGATGCCGTTTCTACTCATGCGTTTTGTGAACTCACGTTGTGAAAGGCGCGGGTTTTGCTCTGTCTGTACGTGGAATACAGTACGCAAATGCTCCATTGGTATTACTGCAAATGGATCTGTAGCGGTTGCAATCCACGATTTAACAAGTCGCTGCGCAGCTTCAATCTCGTTGGAGTGCAGTACAGTTGCTGTGTTGATATCAAGAATGTCAGTAAAGTAACTGAGCTTGCCTTCTTTAAGTGCTTGGCAGAACTCTTCAAACACAGACATTGATACGTTACGCATCTGTTCTTTAGCAAGGTTGTTGATTGCAGTCTTAGCTAAGTGGGCATCTACTTTGTATGTCTGCATAAGACCAGCAAATTCATACAGTTCTTTCTCTAGCTTGCCTGAGTCTAATTGCTTAGCAATGCCTGGGAACTTATCGAGCAGCTTTTCTTCTTGTTTAGGTGCAATGTTGTACCGGCGATCTCCTGTCTCGATGTTCACTGCATCTACTCGGTTCGTTAAGAACAAGTAGTTGGTGTAACTCTCGACTTCTACCTGATTGCTACGCATGCCACGTATTGTGATCGTAGGTTCAGTGATCTGGTTCTTTAGTTTGTCTGCCATCTTACCTGCGCTAGATGATGCTGAAGCCATATGGAACTCATCAACCACCAGGAACAGCGAGTCTCGCATATACAGATTGAATTGTTCTTCCATGCTTTGCAGAAACTTCATAGGCACATGTGGCGTGCCAAACAGTCCTCTGAGTATCTTCGAATAAAAGATACCTTTACCAGTACCTTGTGTGCCTGTCAGTACCCAGGATACGCCTGTCTTTTTTCTCGTCTGGTAGATGTAGGCTAACCAGTTAATAAAGCGTTCGTATTCTTCATCGCCATTGCCAAGTATGTGGTAGATGATGGTATGTATCAGTGGGCAGGTGTCTTGTATCCGTTGTCCGTGGCCTATCTCTAACGGTGTTTGCGGCGTCTGCGCATTACGCACGTAGTCGCTTCTTTGATACGTGTTGACGTAGTAAGGCACTTTGTTGAAGTTAATAGCTTCTTCATTAGATGTCGGGTCAAAGATAACGCGTCCGTCTGGTATAAAGTCGGGCGGAACTTTCCCGTGATTCATAAAAAAGTCTTCAATGTTCATCTTGCTAACAGGTGTCAGCGGGTATTCTTTTGTAAACTGCTTGGTATTTGGGTCATATACGCCGTTGAAAAAAGTATCTGTCGAGTAATCACGTAAAACGATTGGTTTGATCGCATGTCCTACTTCTTCAAGACGTTCTTCGTAACGTTCGAATATAGATACATAAAAATCTTTGTCGGCTTTCTCGATCTCAAACAGTGGTTCGTCTTTGAAGTTGTACATGTACGTTGGCTTGGACATGTTGAAGTAGTACGCGCCAGAGTCTCCGCCGTTGATGTTGCAACGTATGTACGGGAATGAAGTCTCGTCAACAATGGCTATAGCCATCTTGTCTGGATTAGATAGGACTTCTTCTGTTTGGTTATCAATGGTTGCTACGCGGATCTTAGTCTGGCGTTTGCTGAAGCCTGCTGCATCGCGCAATGTGTCTTTGTGCTTTTGCGCTTTCTCGTGGCAACGTTGAGGGCTGATGTCAGACATCAAGGATGCTAGGTCGAGTGTCGGTTGCCCACGGTCTACTTTAACTATTCGATCATCGTCGGAATCAAATGGGTCTAGCCGCGTTGATTCAAAAGACGGTGGTGATACGAATATGATCTTTGAGTTGTCAGCTACTGAAGTGTCTAAAGGGTACTTTAATGATTGCCCGTTTACAGACAGCTCCATTTGTTCGCTGAATACATCAGACTCAAAGTTACAGTCTTGTAGCCACAGCTTTACTGATTTTGCTGGCATGGCTACTGAAAGAAGCATAAAGATATGCATAGATATCTTGTCGCCTTTAAGACCTAAACTTGCTGAGGCTTGCGCAACGTAACTTATGTCTCGCAACTCAATAGGTAGTTCTGCAACTATTTGATTGGCTAGAAACGTAACGTCTGTGCTGGATAGCTTGTCACCTGTATTAACAGCCTTTGGTAAACGTATGCCGTCAATGTCTAGCACGAGTAGATTTGTTAGTTCAGCACGGTTGGTTTGTCCTGCGCGAGATTCGTCTACTAAGTCACGTTTTAGGTTGCCCTTTAGTAGGCAGTGACCTTTTGCTCCGTGCTCTCGGATTAAATTTTCGAATGTTTGTAAGCCGTCGGCGTCGACAGATAAGTTGTATTTGTGTGACGTAACTGCTTTTACGTGCGGGTATGGTTTAAACCCACTGACTTTTGAGTAGTGCTTACTAAGTGGGAGGCCGTTTGTAGCCTCTAGAAAAGTGATGCGCAATTTAAAGCTCCTCCTGAGCCTGCAACTAACGTACTTTCTGCAGATGGGCGCAGGTAAAGTAGATGGGTGCTAGTCTTCGGCTTTCTCAAACACCTCTCGCCGATCAATTTTTATATCTTGATCAGCGTCAAACGCGAGGCGAACTTGGTTTCTGTCGATTTTTGAAACTTTGACCGCAAGCAGAACCTTGTCGTCTTGATGGACAACGACAGATTCATTTAGTTTTCTGGTCAGAACGAGTCTCGACATTCTATTTACTGTATTCCTTGGCATAACCGCCTTCGGCATCTAAAGGTAGATCGCGTGCCCAACAAGGCGGTATGCACATGTCGGTGATAATTTTTTCCATTGTAGCATCAGGCTCAATATTAGTACCAGTAATAATTATTTCGTCGTGTACTGTAAGGGCAACGTCATGCTCTTTATCGAGCCTTAACATGCTGTCAGTAATAACTATGCGAGCTAACGCTTGGATTACGTTTTCTGTTATACGTCCGCCGTACGTGTATTCAGTTTTACGTGAGTCGTACATAAGGCCCTGGCTAGTAGAACGTAAGTTGTGATATCTGAGCCCTAAGCCATTTGGCAGTTGTAGAGTGTTGTCGCCAACGGTCAGTGGCCCGTACGTGTTGCCCCAGTTGTCTGAGTGCATAGTCTGTTTGAGTAGATCTTCTAGTTTGCGCCAGAGTCTTTGTATACCTGAGTATGTACTGCGGTACGTATTAACAATTTGTTTAGCTTTTTCCAGCGTAAAGTGGACTGGCGGTCCCATAGCTCCAGCTTCTAACGTGTCTTTAAACTTCTGAGCGCCCATACCGTAACCAAGCCCTAAGATAGCTGTCTTGCCTACGAAACGTTCGACTGGGTCGTCTTTTTTGTTAATCGGTCGCTCATAAATTTTTGAAGCGAAGTTACTGTATATGTCGTCGCCGTTGCGGAACTGTTCGACTAGCTCGGTCTCGCCAGCTAGCCAAGCAAGCATGCGTGCTTCGATATTAGATAAGTCAGCGACAAATAGTAAGTTATCGTCTGGTGCTACGATGCATTTGCGTAGCTCACCACCTCTAGGGAGGTTTTGCATGTTGAGTTTGTCGGTGCCGCCAAAACGTCCGGTGTGTGCCGCATAATATCTAAGAGGGACAGGTAACCAGTCGTCTTTCCATGCAGCTTCTAAGAAGCGCTTTGCCCTGGTCTCGGTTAAGCGACTCTTTATAGCAATGCGCGCGTCCCATACATGTTTGAACTGTGGGTACATGTTCTGCAGTTGGGTAAAGGCTTTGTCATTCTTCCCAAGGGCTGGGATGTCTTTGCCTGTTGTTGGGCTGACCTTTGTTGGTGGTACGAGGCCCAGCTCGTAGATGTACTCAGCAAATTGTTGGTTAGAGCTGAGGATTTTGCGGTCGACGCCTGCTGCAGCAATAGTTGTCTCGGCATTTTCGAACTCTTGTGCGTGGTACTTTGCCAGTCGTTCGCGGTCAATCTTTAGCTTGGGCTCGCAGAACATGCGGCAAGTGAGATCAATCAGATCAAGTTCGCTTAGCGGCATTCTGTCAGTCCACTTGCGATAGATGGCGTAAGTAAGGTCGACATCCTGTATGCAGTAGCCAGCGATAGCTTCTTCTAGTTCAGGGTCTAAGTCGTAAATACCTTTGGCCTTAGCTAGCTCTTCACCTTTACGCATTGTCTCGTCATCAGGGAAACAACGTATAGATACGTCTTTCAAACGAGCGCTTTGTCCTGGGTACAAGCCGCGACTCATTGCAGCGGTATCTACGTAGTACTTTGGTGTGACACCGTAATGGTGCGTCAAAATATAACCATCGAATGGCGTGTTGTGGCAGATTGCCACAGCTTCCGGCCAATTTATGGCTAAAATGGCCGCTTCAGCTTCGTCTTCTCCATACCACTCTGTTGCATCATGATTTATCTTGATGCCTACGCCCCACACTTTGAACAGGTCGTGGCTGACGTACTCCATCGTAGTCATTTTGGTTAATGAAAGGTTTTTGTCGTAATACGTTTCGAAGTCAAGAGTTACTAGCATTAGAAAGGTAGCTCCGAGTTAGCGTCATCACATTCGTACTGCGCCATGATTTCACCTTCGATAGATTTGAAGCTTGCTTTGAGTTCGTTATATGCCTCTGGCATCCGCGACTTCATCCATACTGCGGTATAGACGTGGAACTCGGGGTGTATGTTGTCGTTTTCTAGGCTCGACAGGTTTTGGATAAACTCTTTTGTCTTCATTGCATCCTCCTCGATGGAATATTTCTATGACTGTATGTGCGCTCCACTTTTCTCGGCGGTATTGGTCATCGGTAAGTACAAACAGTTCGCGGTCGTCGCTGCAGACCAGGTAACAAGTCTTCTTTAATTCGTGTTGGATAAAGTGCCCTTCTTCAACTGCTGCTTCTACATCAGTAAAGGGCGTGGTCATGGTTTAGTTGGTGTTGCAATCTCAGCAGCTATTAGGCGGTCTAAATACCAGCGGGCTTTGCGTAAGTCTTGTACAGGTTTTTGTTTGTAAGACATGCGCCAGATATATTTTAGGGCGTTACCTTTGCAGTACCCTTTGAATCCTTCTGGTGACATAGACGCTTCGATAGCATCAATGCATTCAATTGAACCGTTGTTGTAGTGAGCTGGTGCTGATACTGGGTCGTTGGTTACTGGAATGTCTTCGTATTCCCAAGCTTCTAGTCCAGTTTTTTTGGAGATCCTGTCGTTAGATTGGTCCCAATCACGTGGTGTTGCGTTGTTTATACTCATCGTACTCTCCTAGTAAGAGCGAAATAGTACTATCGCTAATATATTAGTTCAAGTATTACAGCTGAATGTACGTTGTCTGTCCCCAGGGGGCCTCGTGACGTTCTGTTGAGACCCATAGAACTGGGTACATCGGTTGGTCACCGAAGTCGTGTGACTCGAGGTCGGTAAGATACACAGCTGCTTCTACTTCCGGATAGTGTTTGTTGATGTAATCAAAGGCTGGTTTGAACGCAGTACCACCGCCACCCTTGATGGGCGTCATTGGAAACTGGTCGTCAGGCATAACTTCGTCAACGTGCGCGACTTCTGCATCTACATGGAGAATGGTCATTTGAGATGGTCGTAGCTCTGAATGGATAGCTGACATCTCGCTCATGAACTGTTGCCAGTAGTCAGAGCATGATCCTGAAGAGTCGATGATGATTGCAACGTGACCTGCAGCTTCGCTGAGCATGCTTGGTAGATACTCGTCTTCGCTGATATATGCGCGGTTTGGTTTGCGCCAGCTGTAGTCGTCTCGACTGAGTGACGTGCAGAACGGCCAGAGTACAGTCCGCCAGTCGACGACTGGTTTGACGATGTCTTGAATGAAGCGCTCCATGCTGCCTGGGAGTTTGCCTGCGTTTTTTGCAACCTCTGCGGCTTGGGTTACAGCCACTTGCCAGTCAGATTCCATAGCGGCGTTGCTACCAGCTTGTACTTGGCCTGCGCCTGCATCCATGACCATGCCCCACGGGCACTGCTTGGGTGGGTTGTCTTTGTCGAGCTTGTTGTAGATAGCTTCGGCAGTCATGTTGTCGTACTGCTTATCAACGAGACCGCCTTCGGGTAACACAAAACCACAATCGATAAGGTGGTTGTTGATGGCGAAGTCAGTAGCGATGTTCCATAACTTGTTGTCACGTTGCTGTCGACGAGTCATATGGTTGAAGACACAGTGCATGACTTCGTGCGCGATGAGACCTTTGCGTGTAACGGTGTCGAGCTTACCGATGAACTTACTGTTGTAGATAAGCCGCGTACCATCGGTAGCGGCTGTATTACAGTTGTCATCGTCTTGTACCAACTTGAGTTTGAGCGCTAACGTACCGAAGAACGGTTGATCCATTAGCAGCTGAGCTCGAGCTTTGAGCATGTCGCTTTCAGCAGACATATTAGCCTCCTAGCATTTTGGCTGTGAGTACGGCTTGGTTGGCGATGGTTGGGTCGAAAGAAACTTCTTCTTTGATTGCAGCAGCGCGTTCTGCCCTGGTCACCTTGATGTGCATCTTTTGGATCTTGTCACTAGGTACGAGTGACTCAGCTGCTGGCCAGATTTGTAGAAGCTGCTTGAGTGTTGTGCATTTGTTTACCAGATCATGGATACTCATCTCATAGAGGCGTCTGGACTTTGTGTAGTCTCCGTCAGCTTTTTGGTGCGCGTCGAAGTACTCAATGAGTTGAGTCATGTCTTCAATACGCAGGTCATTGATCCATACAGCTGGATCACCCCATCGATGGCGATCACTGTCTACTACTAAGTAGCTAGTGAGGGGGGTATCGAACTTAATGGTGGTGTCTATGTAGTCACGATCGTGACGATTAATAGCGCCACCCAATTTCTTTATACGCAAGTCGATGCCTGTTACAACTTCTCTTGGGGGCTGCGGCAGGATGTTTTGTCCGTAGCGAGTATCTTTATCTACCCCGCGTTCTTCGCCTAATTTCTTGATGTCGCGTAGATATGTTTGTTCGGGGCTATCTACTATTGCGGCGCGGACTGCGGCTACATATTTGTTGTTTGGTTTGGGTCGAGGGTTTGCTAACTCGTACGCTTCTTCTGCTTTACGGCGTATGTCGCCGCGCAATTCGCTAGTCATTCTTACTGAGGCCATGATGCTTCTCCTATGTATAAGTTAAATTCGAGGACGATAAAGAACGCGAGTGCTCCGAAGAGCACTGCATTTAGTAGCGTTCTCACAGAAGTACGTCTGCGTTTTCTTGGGTCCATTTGGTGAAGTGCTCGGATTGCATGAGCGTACGGTCCTTCGCAAGTGCGTCACGAAGTACGATGACCTGATACTCAGGTGGCATGCGTTTCGTGTATTTCATTACTGCTTCGAAGTTGTTTTGATCGACGCGAGCCGTCAGAGCGCCACAAACTGCGTACAGTACTGATGTTCCTGTTGGAACTTTGGTGGTGGTTGGCTTGGCGAGGATGTCATCGATGTCAGGCACTTCGGTGTAGATCTGCTTGAACGCGATGTATTCGCCTGCGGCACCGTCGCCTACCAGGGATGAGACGCCGTAAAACTCATCAGCCATGAATGGTAGTTTGCGGCTGACGTAGTCCCAGGCACGGGGTGTTGGAAATGCATTTTGTGTGGCGTCTGCGTCGCTGAGGAGCTGGGGGCGATAGCGCAGGAAGCTCACGATACTTGGATCGATGTCCGCGTTCACGGCCCATGCTACCCAGTCATCGATGTTTGCTTCGAGAGTGAAGTGACTGAAGCGGTTCTTAACAGGCGTCGGCATCTCGTGAACTGCAGCGCGGTCGATTGCGCGGTTACCAGCTGCGATGAAGATGGTGTCTTTGGGAACTTGATAAGTACCAATCTTGCCGGTGGTGAGTAACTGCAACAACGAGTTCTGTGTTGCTTTGGGTGCGGTACTAAGCTCATCGATGAAGATGATTACAGTGCCTTGGTAGTTGGTGTCGGGGTAGTCTTCGGGCACGCCGTACTTGGTACGATAGGTGCCGTCTTCTTGCTCTACAACTTTGAGGCCACCGCGTACGTCGACTGGGTCGAACAGGTTGGCGCGTATTTCAAACAGCTTTGCATTGAGTTCTTTGGATACGCCGTAAACAATCTCGGACTTACCTTCGCCTGGGCCTCCCCAGATCATTGTTGGTAAGCCAGCTAGTGCATTGGCTTTGATCTCTGCTGTGAGATCGGATGGTCGTATAGTTCTCATTACTTATCTCCTACATGATGTGTGATTAGTGGTTCCATTGATGACTTGAGTGCTTTGAACAAGAAGTCGTCTTCTAACTGTTCTTGCACGTATTCGTCGTACTGGTCGTCGGGGTTGGGTTC